CCAGCCTGTCCTGTCTTAGCGGCACTCAAACCACCGTACAGCAAAGATTGACCAGCCTGAGCACCAGCCGTGGCACTGCGACCACCCAATTGTGCGCCAATATCCAAAGGTCTTTGACCAAGCTCTTCAATAGTCTGACCCAATCCCAAAGAGGTCTGGAATGGAGCCAAAGCACCAGTTTGACCAGCTTGATAGCTTCCCAACAGATTCGCACCAGTGCCAAACAAGCCTGCACCAAAGGCAAGCTGACGCTGACCCTCTTGTTGAGCTTGAGCCGCCAAAGCCGCATCTTGTTGAGCCAAAGCGTTGTAATAGGCTTCTAGTTCAGGAGTTGTAGCACCCAAACCAGCCGCACCACTTGGACGCTCACCAGTAGCGCCAACAGACAAGCCACCACGACCTGTTTGGAACAGTTGGTTTTGCAGTTGAGATAGCTGACGCTCACGGGTAGGAGCCAACAAGTTTTGTTGACGTGCCATGTAGTCTGCGGCAACTTGCTCAGGTGTTTGAGCCAGATACTGTGAACCCAAGCCAAACAAACCAGTGGCAGCACCAGTCAAAGGCTCAAATTGCGCTTGTGCAGCCTCTGCTTGAGTCAAGCCACGACCAGCCAATCCCATCAGCCTATCCTGATACGCCTTCATCTCAGGAGAAACAGTGTATTCAGCGCTAGAGAGATAGCCCTCTGGCGTGAAGCCAAACTGTGATGTGCCAAAGCGCGTGGTTACGCCAACAGGTCTGAACTTGGCCTGTTCAGCGGCAATGCGAGAAGACTCTAATTGCGCGTTGGCAGAAGTTTGAGCCGCATCTTTAGCGGACTGCCCTTGAAGATAGCCTCCAAGTAAACTTGCGCCAGCAACATAAGCAAATGGCATGATTATTCCCCTTTTATCAAAATCTCATCTACTTTTGACGGGTCTTTCTCGTCAGACAAATGGCTAAAGTCATGCGTATGCTTTAAGACAGCAGTTCCAGCAGGAAACTCCGCTTGCTTGGCATACAAGTTATCACTGAAATAGTGCGTAATCATTGGCTTTATTACTCATACATGATGTTTACGTTGCCAGAAAGTGTTGTTGACCCAGAGGCAGAAGTAAGACGGATTCTATCTAGCGCACCACCAAGAGATATAGAACCAGCTCCTATTGAAAGTCCAGTAGTGTCATATGTGAGCAAATGAGTGCAAGTCCAAACGTTCCCAGTCTGTTTTACCAGTGTAATTTGACCAGAAATAACATATGCAGAAAATGTGTAAATGGTAAATCCAGCAGTTGAGCTTTGTGTTGCTCCGCTGCTGCTATACACAGCTTGTCCTGTTGATATATATCCTGATGTTGTGTACGAACCAGAGCCAACTTGAACAAGAGAGTCTGTTGAGCTTGAAGTAACGCCGACCAAAGTCATGGTTACTTTTGTCACCCAAGATGGGATTCCAGTAAATGCTTTTTCTGTGACAGAGCTTGATGTGTTAACAGTTCCAAGAGTTGTTACTGTTTGAACAGCGCCTGTTTTTGCATTAACTGAAGTCACGCCACCATTAGCCGCAGATGTGGCATTCTGGACAGCAGTTGCTCCAATTTGACCAACAATGTCAGAGGCAGAAGCTGCCGCAAAAGCTCCTGTGCCAGCGCCTTTGATAAGAGCGCCAGAAGTGATTGATGTAGCGCCAGTGCCACCTTGAGCAACACTCAAGGCAGTTGTCAAACCAGATAAAGAAGTAATATCAGAGTTTGCACCAGACTTTGCGGCACTTAGGTTTGTACGCGCATCAGATGCGGTAGATGCGCCAGTACCACCATCAGCAACAGCCAAATCTGTAATGCCAGCAATCGTACCGCCAGTAATTGCAGCACTAGCATTGTCAGTCTTTGTGGCAACCGCTGTGGCAATGTTATTGAACTCAGTGTCAATCTCAGTGCCCTTGACAATCTTCAGTGGGTCGCCAGAAGATAGATTATCCTTTGTGGCGAAATTGGTGCTCTTGGTGTAATTGCTCACTTCTTACTCCTTAACTTATTTTGCCACTCTTGGCTTGAATTTCAATCTTTTGGATAGACAATGCAGTTCCATTGATGGTCGCCTCATAGCCTGTTTGCACAACCTTACCAGCTCCGCTTGCACTTGCCGTCAAAGTCTGCAAAGCAACGCCGTCAGAGTAGTAGGCAATCACTGAGGCATTTGCTCCATACTCAGCAACGCCATACTCTGAAATACCTTGAACTGGAATAAATGTGTTTGTTGACAAGTAGTTTGTGGAAAAGTCAAATCCCCACTTCATCGTCACATATTGACTAGTTCCGCCAATAACAACAACTGAAAGTCTCTTCAAGATAGAAGTGACGTTTACATCACCCAAGTCAGCATGGTTGGTGTAATACTGGAAGCGATACGAAGATGTGTCATCTTGGTATGTGCCATATTTACCAATATAGCCATTCTTGCCAATCAGTAGGTCGCCATTTCTACGGGAAAGCAGTGCTGTTGGCTCAATAGAGTCCCAGTTTGTCACACGCAAAGAACCATCTTGCAATTGAGTCCGTGTGTCAAAGCAGTAAACTTCTTCAACAGATGGCAGTGTCAACAGATAGAAAGCCTCTTTCTCAGAGTAAACAGACTTAATATTTGACAGCGTTTCACCTGCAACAATCTGCATCAAGTCGCTACGCACATTCTTTGACAAGTCACCCAATGGAGCAGACTTCTCAATAATGGTACGAGCAAACGAACGCACACCAGAGTTGGACAAGAACAGAATATCTTTGCCAGTAGACTGAATCGAATCCCTTGCCAAGCAACCAATACCACCAACAGTGTCATTCAATGACATGGTTGATGGTGTCGTAGCATTTGCATAAACAAGAATCTGACGCTTACCAAAGATAATCAAGAAACCATTGTGAGCTGCCAAACCAGTGATCTCATCAGCTCCGTTAGGCCAAACTCTGTCAACATTTAATGTTCCAGCAGTACCAGTTGACCAAACATGACCAGCCAGCAGATCAGAGAAGTAAACGGTAGTCTTGTTTGTGCTTGAATTAGCCGCCCACAAGCGACCAAAAGCAGATATAACAATGTCACCAGATGGCACAGTACCAAGATAGCCAGTCTTCTCAGAGACACGGCGATACGTAGTAGTGCTTACAGCAGGGTCGTAGATCAGTGGGTCGTGACCTGACTGAAAGAAATAAGTAATTCCATTCAAAGATGCACAAGACCAATTGCTTGCGGAGATGGTGGGCGCAGACCCTCCCCCCCCATATGTCAATTCCACAACAGCATTTGAGCCATCGAGCTTGAATATCTTGTTGTTTCCAGCAAACAGCACAGTCAAAGTGCCATCAGACTGCACTAACTCATGGATAACGCCAACATTATTAGCGCCAAGGTTGCCAGAAGATGAGTTAACCTTTGACCAACCCTTGCGAGAGCCAATACGTCCATATTGGTCAATCACGCAATTGGTGGCAACCAAAGCAAACCCTTGATTCAAGTCCAAAGGCGAATCTTGGGTGTTCAGCCCAAAGAAGCCTGGGGCCGAGATGCTAAAGGTTTGGATTCTCTGGCTCATACAGCATCAAACCCATCGTTATCAGGGAAACGAGTGCCTTCCAAGGCAATGTAATCAGACAGCATAGACCGATACAAAGCATAAGCCTCAGAAGACGACAATCCACCATCCTCACCACGCTCAACCAAAGCACGAGCATAGGCATTTTGGACAACCAAAACATCAGGAACCAACACAACGGTGGACGCTGATGACAAAGTAGCTTGTGGGATTGTTAAGAAAAACTTGAGCGTATAAGCGCCATCTGGAACTGGCCAAACAGTCACTTTTGTGTCGTAGCTACCATCAACCCCATCAAAAGCAAACTCTGTTGGAATAGTGTTTACGATTGGAGGAAAGTTCTGCTTACGGTTCATATCAGCAGTGCTGATATTACGCATAGTGATGTTGCTTGTGGTGTTCAATACATTGGTGACTTGAAACTTCTGACCAGCACCAGTTAAAGAATAGCTTGCAGTGCCACTGGCAGTTGTAACAGTCAAAGTTTGACCAAGCACATTCCAAGCAAAAGCATCTTCAATCTGACGCTTGGCATCATTGACAAACTTGCCAATCAATGTGGAATAGGTTGTTTCTGTGGGCGTAGAGACAGTAGGCTCACGCAACCGAACCAGAACATCGTTAATCATTTCTAGGTAGGTCATG